AACAACGTCATCCATGTAGAATAATAGATGACTCACCAATCTAACACGTTTAACAGTGCCGTCTCTTTTATGTCTGATTTTAAAGCATTGCTCGCTCAGATAATGATAAGCATACGACAGATAATAATTGGCTAGAGACTTAGAAAGATACGAGCCTATACATAATCCAATATCATAAGTATTAATTAATGTAAAAAGGATATAAATAACTGTATCGTTCTTTATATCCTTTCTTAATAATTCTTTTAATTTGTCATGAGGCACTGATGGATAGAATTTTTTAACATCACCCTTCCAAACCCACTTACAAGATTTAGGATTCTTCCTAATCCATTTTTCAATGGCTTTCTTCCCGTATTTCTGACCTCTGCCTTTAATAGACGCACACTGATAAGTGCCTATTTTATTTAGAAACATCTGATTACAAGCCTTAACAACGATATAGTCATATACCTGTTGTTTGATAGAGGCTAAACCTATCTTTCTGACTTTGCCACTTGAAACATCAACTTTATCAATATATTTGATTGGTTCTAAAGTAATAGACTGTGTGTCTATCTCGTTATAAATAGATACAGCAATGTCATGGATTAGATTATTAAAAGCCTTTTTAAAATCCTCATGGCTCATGATGTAATCCTGCATATAATGTGCTAAATCTTTACGGCTTAAACCACGATTACGACCAAAGGATATGAGATAGTCAGAAAGAAAATAAGCCACATCTAGACGTTTCCAGCGCTTTTTAGAATTTCCACGACTGTTTAAACAGTCATGTATTGCACTTTCGACAAAGTCCACTGTTAACTTAAAATCTTTTAAATATCTCTTCACTTTTGATAACTCCTTATAAAAAAAAGGTTTCTTTCAACCTTATAAAAATCTCTCTGATGAGATGCGCCTTTCATTTGCATTACTAGACACATTTGTTTCACATCATATTTTTAGCAAAAGCTAAAGATCTCATTTTTTTTGAGATGCCCTGCTCAGGTGCGACTTCTAAATGATATTTTTTTAATTTAAATCAGATTGGCGAGCGAGGATGTTCCAGTTGGCATTGTCAAGCCAAGCGTTACCATTGCAAAAGGCAAGTCCAGCATTAGAACCATAGTTCAGATTGCCAAGCGAAAGGAACAGCCCCACATCTTTAGAAGCCCTTATAAAATTTTATCGCTAAGGGGAGATCCCCTCTTGACTGCTACGCAGTCAATTCACCCCCTACCGCATTGACTGAGAGGCGAGCGAGGACGCCCCAGTTGGCATTGCCAAGCCAAGCGGCACCAAAGCAAAAGGCAAGGCCAGCATAAGAACCAAAGTCCAGACCGCCAAGCGAAAGGACCTCGCGCGTTCCGCTCGTTGCTCCATCAAAATAGATAGCATCTCCAAAGCCAGTAGCATTAGAAGAGCCATCTTGTCCAGATTGTGTCTGTACAAATGCACCATTTTCTAAATCTAGTTTTATTTCTGTAACGTAATTCCATTGATTGCTCTTAGCCACTGACATTTGATAAGGCAATTTTTTATAAGTAGTCTTAGCGGTTGCATCATCTTTTGTTAAAAGTGTGGCATCATTTGTAAGGTATACATCTCTAGTGTTTAAATCGACAATATCCATAAAAGCGTTGCCATATGTCTCATAACCACCGACCATAAGCTCAACTCCTTGCCAAACCATTGGATAACGTCCACTAGTTAGACCACTCTTATCGTCGCATGGGCATCCACATCTGCCAAGCACATCATCGCTATATCCTGTCTGCCAATGCATAGGCATAATGTATATTTCACTTGATACTGTGTCACTCAAATTAACAGGCATAGTATTAAACGGCTCTTTTACATCTAGATAAATAGCTACGTTATTATCGTCAAGTGGTTCTTTTCTTAAAACCTTAACGTCATTAGCGTAAGCGTGTGCTTCTGCTCTACTTCTTTCTAACGTTGCTGTACCATTATTTAAATATTTATATCCTACTGATACGCTGCATCCGATAGGATAATTATCTGCATCAGTTTTCTTAATCGGAAAATACGTGTGTTTTTCAGCGCTTTGGATTGATGCAACATGTTCGCCCCACCATGTTGCTAAACCCCATATTTTTGTTTTTGGCGCAGTAGTACCTAACATAACCCATTGTGACGTTAAAATGCTCTTGTATTCGCTCATTAAACCGCCAGTATAAAATTTACCTTTTTTCTTGCAGTAATCAATTAAACCATAATAAGAGTTATTGTATGATTTAATTTTTTCATTAGGGTTTGAACAGTAGCGTGCTGGAGCCTGCCCTTTCGTAGAATAAGGCTTATCATCAATAAAAGAAGTTGGATATTTAGCAGTCAATGCATAAGGCTGTACGGTTCCATCTCGGTTGATACACTCTCTAGCGATAGTATATCCATCTTTTGGCATATCAGTTCTAGAATAATACCAGTATTGATCATCGGCCCATGTTTTTTCATAATATGACATCCCTAATACAAAAACGTCATTCTTGCCAGTATCTTTAAAATTCTTATCGCTTTTAATGGCAGTTACATGACGTACTCCATCATCATCCACGTAAGCATTGACATCATAGGTCTTAAATAATGGGATATCCTTATAATCATTTCGACCTCTAAAAGTCTTAGTAGATGGTTCTAAGACTAATCCAGCGTTATCATCTAGTTTTTCACCTATTGGATTATGTGAAGTTGCCCAAAGAGGGAATTTGACAGTATACACTTTTCCTGTTCTTTGTAAAGCAAAAGCATTTTCAAAAAAGTGCTGACTGTACTTTTCTCTTGCGCTTTCAACAGCATCTTCCAAAGTCTTAAGTGCTGTATTAGTCTTATTGGTTCTGTCAGCATCAGCCGTAACTCTTAAAGCTTCAGCATCAACTCTAGACTGTTCCGCATTTACTCTACTAGTTTCTGCTTCACTTCTTAAGCGTTCAGCATTGGCTCTATTGGCTTCTGCAGTTACACGCTGACTTTCTACAGATACCCTTGACTGTTCAGCGCTGACACGTGCATTTTCTGCATTCTTACGTGTACTCTCTTCTGACACTCTAGTTCTTTCTGCTGACTGTCTAGACTGTTCGTCATCAGTCCTAGATTGTTCAGCTTGTTTTCTAAGAGTTTCGGACTTAACACGCTCATTTTCTGCTGACACTCTAAGATTTTCGACATTGACACGTGATTTTTCAGCTTCAATACGTATATTTTCTGCATTGACTCTAGCGGTTTCTGACTGACCTCTAAGCGTTTCAGATTTAACACGGGCCTTTTCAGATTCTGCTCTTGTAGCTTCTGATTGTTTTCTAGTGTTCTCATTTTCAGCCCTAACAGCTTCGACTTCATCACGTGACTGTTCAGCTTTGGCTCTTTCAGTCTCGGCATTAACTCGCAACACTTCAGCTTGTTTTCTTAAAGACTCATTTGTCTGTCTAGCTGCTTCATTATTTTCTAGTTCTGCTTTAAAGTCAAAAAGCTCGTCATAAATAATCTTGATGTTGGGATCTATCTCAATATTTTCAATTGCTTCCGCATTGATATCATTTGCATTGACTCTTGCGATAATCGCATCAGAAATACTGATGTGTTCACCTTCCTTTGCTCTTAAATCAATTGTCTTAGTGTCTAAATTAACCTCTGACGATTTACAAAGCGTATATAAGTACCAAGTGCCAGGAATGCAAGTAATAGAAGAACCGATAACTAATTTGTTTTTAGTTAACGGGAAAACACGAGTAATGTTTTCTTTGGTATCTTTCTTATAAGTACGTGCTACTACATATTTATATAATTTTGCGAAATTCTCGGGAAAAGAAAACTGAATCGTTTCATCTAGATTTTCCCATTGATTCCCAACTGTA